ATATGAAACACTTACTAAGTAGTTCAGCGTTTATAGTGTTAAACAAACAATTAGCAAAGCAGATAGGATTAAAAGAAGCAGTCCTACTTGCTGACCTAATATCAAAAGAAGAATACTTTATTTCTAAAGGTATGACTGATGGTTGGTTTTTTAATACTGAAGCTAATATAGAAGCTGATACTACACTAAACCCATATCACCAAAGAAAATGTCTTAAAACGCTTAGACAGTTTAAAATAATAGAAACTAAGCGTATGGGAATACCTGCAAAACAATACTTTAAAATAAATGAAGAACAAGTCCTTCAAATTTTAAACAACTTGTTAGATAAAAATTATACAACTATTAATAAGAATAAAGAAATAATAATAAATAATAATATATCTAATAGAAGAAATGATTTTGTTTTTGAGGTTTTAACTTTTGAATACGATGAAAGTATTTTAAATGGATTCATTGATTATTGGACTGAGCCTAATAAGTCAAATACAAAGATGAAATTTGAATTAAATAAAACTTGGAAAACAGCGTTAAGATTAAAAACTTGGGCAGCTAATCAAAAAAAATGGGATAAACCTAAGTCAAATTTAAAAGGAATGAGTAAGTTAGATGCTCAAATTAATGAATGGCAAAAAGCAAAAGAATTATTATAATTATGCATCCAAAATTAGAACAATTTATAAAAGAAGATTTACTTGATGAATTGCATCAGTTAGAAGATTATCAATTATGTCCTGCAGATATATTAGATACTGTATATTTTTTTATACAGGATTTTGTTGATGATGAAGTAAATAGAAGATTAGATGAAATGGACGATACAATAAAAAAAATTAAATTATGATACCACTTAAACAAGAAGATTTACAAACACTTACTGAAAAGGTTTTAGACTTATTAGGTAAGACTTCAGTAGAAATTGGACACAGATCAGACGCTCAAACTCTAGCAAGTCTAAGTAAGATATTTGCATCAGATTTAATACAAGAGAAAAGATTTGGCAATATGTCTTGGAATCAAATAGAGGATGCTTTTCACATAGGGGTAAGGTTTGGAAAGGACGAACCATTCTTAAACATCAGAACCTTTTATAAATTCGTGTATGCACATAAATTAAAAATTGATGATGCAACCTATCAAGTTAGGACATTAGGACAGCCAAAAGAAAAGACTCCTTATTATCAAGAACCTATAAAATTATTAAGATGAAGAAAGAAGAATTGTATGATCCTGAAAAGACAGGAAGCTTCCAAATGATGTTTGGTTTTCCTCAACCTAGTACATACCGACATAAAAATTGGGTATCAATTAGAAAAACTAAAGAAGAAAAATATGAAAACAAAAGATAAAGTAAAGTATTGGCTTGATAAATACCCAAGTCTAAGAGATGATGATAACAGGCTATGTTCAAATATTTGGTCTGAAGAATTAATTGAAAAAGGTTTTGAAGTAAGTCAGTTCTTAGTTGTTTATGCTTGCAGCAAATTAACTTCAGCTCCTAGCATCAAAAGAGCTAGAGCAAAGCTACAGGAAGAAGAACCTAAATATAGGGGTGAAAAGTATAATCTTAGAAAGGGCATATTGCAAGACAAATGGAGGAAAGACTTAGGCTATGAAAAAAACAATTAGCAAACTAAAAAAAGAACTTGACAAATGGTTTAGTCTTTACATAAGACTTAGAGAAGCTAATGAGTATGGAATGGTACAATGTTTTACTTCAGGTAGGGTTTATCATTACAAGAACATTCACGCAGGACATTTTATGTCACGAAAACATTTATCAACTCGTTGGTGTGATACAAATGTTCAACCACAGTCAGCAGCAGATAATCTATTTGGTCAAGGTGAACAGTATAAGTTTGCTTTAAATTTAGATGCGAAATATGGTGAAGGTACTGCTGAAGAAATGCAGTATAAATCAAGAATAATATCTAAAGTTTCAAGAGTAGATTATGAAGAACAGATAAGTTATTACAAAAAGCTTGTTGAAAACTTAAAAGAAGAAAAAGAAATATCGTAACTATTTAAGTATCTTTGGCGTATGACAGAACCAATTTACGCAAATGATGAACATCAAGTTATTATAGATACTTACATTACAATGTGTAAAGAGTTCGCAAAAGAAGTTAGTACAAAAAATAGATACGAAAATTACTTAGAGGTTGTTCAAATTATCGTAGATTATCATAACGGATATGGAGAAGGGCAAAGAGAAGAAAACTTTTGGGATTGGCTTACTATTATTCCTATAAATTTAGCAGTAGCGACAAATGGTTTTTTTGCAGGAGTAGAAACAAGAAGTAATTCAGCAGTCGTAAGAGCTTATAGGATTGTTCTTGATGAATTAGTGCAAGATACAGTAGATAAAATTGACAAGATAGAACCAATTAATGACTGAGATTTATTTAGAAATATCAAAGCTATCAGATAAGTTTAGGACTATGGCTTACGGTCTAACTTCTGATGAGAATGAAGTCAATGAAAGTGTTCAAGAACTTATGCTTTATTTTTTAAGTATGAATCCAAATACATTATCAGATATATGGAATAAAGATAAAGAAGATGGAATCATAAGATATGGAGCTGTAGCTTTAAGAAGAGCATTAACAAGTCCGAGAAGTAATTACTATTATAAATACAAAAAGTATTATACACACATAGACAGTCTAACAAGTGCAGTTACTTATAATGAAATGGAATCAGGTGAAACAATTCCGTCTAAGCACCTATATAACTTGCCTAATGAATTAACTGATGATTACATATGGACTAGTCTTGAAAAGATAGATGTAGCCTTAGATGGCTTTTCTTGGTATGATACTAAGGTATTTCAATTATACTACTATGAAGGGAACACACTTGATTCACTCGCTGCAAAGACAGGTATAAGTAGGAACAGCTTATACACTACAATAGATAAAGTAAGATCAGAATTAAAATATATACTAAGTGAATAAGTTTTTTGTACCTAAAGAAATATATAAGGATAGAATGGCAATCTGTAAAGCTTGTACACACTATTCAAGTTTGCTAGGGAATTGTGGCATTTGTAAATGTTTTATGAAAGTCAAAGCAAGAATAGCCCCTATGGAATGTCCAAAAAAGTATTGGAGTAAGACAACTGAAGTAGAAATAACAAAAGATATACCAAAAGAATTAATAGCAGAGATTATAGTTTTGTGGGAGGATTTAAAAACAGGAAGAGCAAAAGACCACGATGCTAAAAGTAAAATGATAACGATATACAATACCTTACATAATACTTCGTATTCAACAGGTACTAATTGTGGTAGTTGTATAGCAGCTTGCTTTGATGGAATAAAAAAAATATATAAAGAATACTCAGGAAATAATTAATCAATAAAGGGTAAGACCTAAAAAGCTTTTAATTTTTCAGACCTGAGTAGTAAAGGGGAGGGAGTGGTTTCCTCCCCAATACAATAAAAATAATAATAATGAAAATAATAGTAATATGGCCGTAGAAAGAACATACAAAACAATCAAGTGGGTATTGAAAGGACACATTAAGAATAGTGTTAATTCTTTATGGACTTGGGAAGATGATAATTTTACTTGTATCTTTGATACTTATGCAGGAAATCATAGAATCTATACAAGCAACCAGCTTTTAAACCTTTTAACAAAATGATGATATTTACAATACTTGGAATTATAGTAGCAGTATTCTTTTTTATAGTTATTATTATGAGCATAATAGAAACAAGAATAAAGAACAGAACTAAAGAAAAATTACTTTGGAAAATGGATAAGGTAGTAACAAGAACAGGAGGAATAGAAAATGATAGGCTTAATGAAAGACCATAAAATCCCAAGTTATTATATTGGAAAGCGTTATAAGATAGAAGCAAGAAAAGTAATTGAGGACTTTGATTTATCTTACAATGTCGGTACTGCCTGTTCATATCTGATGAGAGCATCCAGAAAGCATAAAAGTCCTATTGAGTGCATACAGAAAGCAATCAACCATTTAGAGTTTGAACTTGATAAACTAAAGAGATGACACTATACTCTTGCGAATGTGGAAAGACTAGAGAACTATCTAAAGCTACAATAGTATATAGAGATAGTAAGTGGATAACCAAAGAAGCTGAGTGCGACTGTGGTCTATATATGGATAGCGAACCAACAGAAGGAATACCAACACTTCATAGAACTGAGCCTAGTTTAAGTAAAAGAGCTGATAAATTATGGGCAGGAGCAAAAGAAAAGCTAGTAGGTGAAAGGGGAATCAATGAATCCTTTGATTAATGAAGTTTGTGATAAAGTGTGATAAAGATAAGCAAAACCTGATACACTATTTAAAGGAATTAGGTAATGACTACTTAGTAGATGTAAAGAAACAAAGAAACACAAGAAGCAATATGCAGAATAACTATTATTGGAGTTGTATAGTACAGACACTATCAAACGAACTAGGTTACTTTCCAGACGAAATTCACGATTTGCTAAAGGTAAAGTTCTCAAGTGAATGGAATAGTATAGAACTAAACGATAGAACAGTAGCAATACAAACAGTTAAGTCTACAGCTAGAATGGATAGCAAAGCCTTTGAGATATATGCAGACCAAATAAGAATGTGGGCTATGACTGACTTAGGTATCAGACTAATGCTACCAAACGAATACGAGTAATTTCTATTATATAACAAGTTGATTAATCAAATTATTTCAAAATGGAACACGGAGGAAAAAGAGAAGGAGCAGGGCGTAAAGGAAAAGCAGAAGAACAAAAGCTAATAGAACACTTAACACCAATGAGTGGAATAGCACTTGAAGCTTTACAAGAAGGTATAAAGCAAAAGCAACAATGGGCAGTCAAGCTATACTTTGAATACTTCTATGGTAAGCCACAGCAAAGAGTAGACGTAACTACTAATGAAGAAAGTCTTAATGTACCTTTAATAAACTTTATAAGCTCTGAATCTTAGCGATAAATACACAGCACTATTTAATTCAGATGCTAGATACTTTATCATAACAGGAGGTAGGGGTAGTGGTAAGTCTTTTGCAGTTACAGTCTTTCTTACGCTCTTAACTATGTCTAGGAATGTTAGAGTACTATTCACACGTTATACAATGACCTCAGCTCACTTGTCAATCATACCTGAGTTCTTAGAGAAGATAGGACTCTTAGGATATGACAATACCTTTAGTGTAAACAAAGCAGAGGTAATAAACTTAGGAA